TGCTGGAAGTACAGTTACTAATAATTTTGGATTTAGAGCAAATTCAAATTTAACTGGTGCAACCAACAACTACGGCTTCTATGGAGATTTAGCAGCCGCAACTGGTCGTTGGAATCTCTATATGAACGGAACTGCCAACAACTATATGGCGGGCAATCTAGGTTTAGGTCTAACACCTACACACAGATTATCTATCGGGGATGTAACATTAGGTACTGGTGCTGGTGCAGCAAATGAAGTGCAATTTGGAAGGTCAAATGCAAATGCAATATTTAGGGCTGGACAAAGTGGAACAAATAGTGGTGCTTTTGCTTGGATTTATAACGCTACTGCTGCAAGTGCATTTTTAGAAATAGGAACTTTTGGGAATGCTAATAGGATTGATATTAATGGTAGTCAATTAAGGTTAAACCCAAGTGGTAATGTTATTGTTGGTTCTACGTCCGACACAGGCGAGAAGCTACAAGTCACTGGCACTGCGAAGATAACGGGGGCGAGTAGCTTTGGGGGGAATATGACGCTGAGTTTGAATCAGAATGCAGCAACACAATTTACAATTTCAAATACAACTGCTGGTGCTTCTTCGTCATCGAATCTTCAAATAACGTCTGATTCTTCATCTGGTAATGGTGCATTTGGAAAAAGGTCATCAAGTACATCGGTTTATAAAACACTTGCATCTTCTGATTTGCAACTTTATAATGGATTAGTTGCTGGAGATATATCAATACTTAACGACTTCGCATCTGGTTCAATCAAGTTCGCTGCTGGTGGTTCATCAACGGCACAATTAACAATAGCAGCTAATGGTAACATAACACAATCTATTAATCAGAATGCAGCAACACAATTTACGATTTCAAATACCACTGCTGGTACATTTTCAGCACCTTCTTTTCAAGTAATTTCTGATTCTCTTTCGGGGAGTGGGTTGTTTGGGAAAAGGTCATCAAGTACAACGGCTTATAAAACACTTGCATTTTCTGACTTACAAATTTATAATGGTACAGTCGCTGGTGACATCTCAATACTAAACGACTTCGCAACAGGCAACATCAAGTTCGCTGCTGGTGGTTCATCAACGGCACAGATGACTTTGAATGCTAATGGAAACCTAACTGTTGACACTGATACACTATTTGTTGATTCCGTGAATAATAGAGTAGGTATTGGTACAACAACCGTAAATTCTAACTTAGTAGTATTTTCAAGTATTGCTGGTGCTCCATCAACTACTAATAAGGGTTCATTTCAGCTTGCATTTAGTACAACTAATGGCTTAAGCTTTGGTACATATAATGCATCACCTTTTGCCAACTATATTCAATCTATTTCTCACGCACAGGGTGGCGCTAGTTATTATCCTTTAGCATTAAACCCAGTTTCAGGTGCAGTACTAATAAATACAAACACAAGTACAGGAGAATCTCTACAAGTAAATGGTGCTGCTAAGATAACGAGTAACCTAGCTGTTGATACTAGTACATTATTCGTTGATGCAACTACTAAATTTGTTGGTATTGGTACTGCTATACCGGGAACTGATTTAGATATAATTAATACTTCTACTCCTGCTATTAGGCTTAGAAGAAATGCAGGTACAGATTTTAGAGTAGGAGCATCAACAACAGCTGTTGGTGCAATACTTGGAACATATACTGCTTCTCCGCTAATATTTTATATTAATGGAGGTACAGCAATGACGCTTAGCGCTGCTGGAAATCTTGGTGTAGGTTCGGCCCCTAGTCCTTCTTATAGATTAGATGTAAATGGTAATACTAGGATTTCTGGCGGACTTCTAGTTACCGGTACAGTTTCAATACAAACATTAGCTGGTAGTGGTACAGGAATGGTAGTTACAGACAATGCTGGTAATTTATCAACTCAACCTACATCTACGTATATCAGTTCATTGACAGGAGAGGTTTCAACTACTGGTTCTGGAACTGTTTCGGTTACTCTTGGTACTACAGCAGTAACAGGTAAGGCATTAACAGGTCTATCTATAACTTCAGGTGCTATAACATCATCTGATACTATCCTTACTGCTTTTGGTAAGATTCAAGGACAGATTAATGGTTTGTCAGGTGGCTCTACATATAAAGGCTCTTGGAATGCTTCTACCAATACCCCAACAATTACTAGTGGTACAGGTACTGCTGGTGACTATTACATTGTAAGTACAGCAGGTACAACAACAATTGATGGTGTATCTAGCTGGGATGTGGGAGACTGGATTATATTTAATGGAACTATATGGCAGAAGATTGATAATACAGACTCTGTTACATCAGTAAACGGTCAGGTTGGTGCAGTTGTATTAACAACAGAAAACATAACTGAGGTTACTAATTTGTACTATACTGATGCAAGGGCAAGGGCTGCAATAAGCTTGACTACGTCTGGCTCTAGTGGTGCTGCTACTTATAGTGGTGGGGTTTTGAATATCCCTAACTATACCTTATCAGGTTTGGGTGGTGTTTCTTCTTCTACAATTTTAACAATAAATGGAACTTCACTAGACTTAAGCTCTAACAGGAATTGGGATGTAGGTACAGTTACCAGTGTGAATGCATCTGTTCCAACAGGATTTACTGTGGGTAGTGCTGTAACATCTAGTGGTAATATAGATATAGGATATGTTGCAGGATATGCTCTACCTACAATAGCAGCTCAATCAAATTGGGATTCTGCATTCAATGATAAAATTAATAGTGCTTCTGTAACAGGAACAACAACTAAAACTCTTACATTAACACAGCAGGACGGCGGAACAGTAACAGCTTCTTGGTCTGACCTTAATACAGATGCAGTAACAAGCGTCTTTGGAAGGACTGGAGCAGTAGTTGCTACAAGTGGTGACTATACAACAGCACAGGTTACTGAGAGTGGAAACTTATATTTCACTAATGCTAGAGCTATTGCAAGCACATTAACAGGCTATGTAAGTGGTGCAGGCACAATAACATCAAGTGATACTGTATTGTCAGCTATTCAGAAATTGAATGGTAATATAGCTGCACTTGTTACAGGTGTGTCAAGCGTTAATGGTTCAACAGGAGCTGTTACGCTAACTACTACCAATATTAGTGAAGGAACTAATCTTTACTATACAGAAGCTAGGGTTAACGCTAACACTAATGTTGCTGCTAATACAGCTGCAAGGCATAGTGCTGTAACGCTAGGTACTGCCAATGGATTAAGCTTAAGCACACAACAACTTAGCTTAGGTTTAGCAAGCAGTTCTACAAATGGTGCATTAAGTTCAACAGATTGGAATACATTCAATGGCAAACAAAATGCACTAACTAATCCGGTTACAGGAACTGGAACAACAAACTTCATACCTAAGTTTACAGGTTCTACAACATTAGGGAATAGCATACTTCAAGAGATTGGAAATATTATTTGTATTGGTGCTGGAGGTAGTGCTGCAGAGTATGCTCTTGAGATAGGAACAGGAAGAAGCGGAAATGGTTATGCATATCTTGATTTAATTGGGGATACTACATATACAGATTATGGTTTGAGGGTAATCAGGATGGATGCAGGGCCTAACTCTTTCTCAAAAATACTTCACAGAGGTACGGGTCAACTAGAGTTTATTACTGAAGATGTTGCAAATATTGCTTTCTTCTATAATGCTTCTGCTACCATGACATTATCTTCATCTGTAACTATTCATTCTCTTGCAGGTTCTGGAACGAGAATGGTTGTTGCAGATTCTAGTGGTGTTCTATCTACACAGGCTATACCTTCTGGAGGTGGAACTCCGGGTGGTTCTAGTGGACAGGTTCAATACAACAGTTCTGGAACTTTTGCTGGAAGTGCTAACTTCTTGTGGGATGCTTCTGAGAATGGTATGAGAATTGGTTACGCATCAAGCCAAGGTAGCACATATAAATTACAGGTAAATGGTTCTGTGTACGCTACATCTTACTTTGAGTCTTCAGACATTACGCATAAAAATGTAATTGATGTGAATCCAAATGTTAATCTAAGCATTGACGTTGTTAAGTTTACTAGAAAGGGAGATAATGATGTGAGATATGGCTACTCAGCTCAACAGATTATGTCTATTGCTCCAGAACTTGTAAACAATGAAGGTGCTCTTGGTGTGAAATACATTGATGTTCATACGCTAAAGATTGCTGCGCTAGAGAGAGAGATTAAAGAACTTAAAAATAAACTGAATGCCTTGGTCTAGTCTTACAGATAATCAAACTGTTTCTGATACCAATCTAAAGGATGCTGTAGATACTGGCGTATTTACTGCTGGTGGAACTGCGTTTCCATCTCCTACTGAGAATAAAGGTGTCACAAAATCTAGGTGTGAAGGTTTTATTAATGTTCAAAATATAAACAATCCTTCTTTTGCAGTTAAGTCTGGTAATCAAATTATAACAAAGGAAGATTTATATAGTGTTGGAGATTTCAGATTAGACCCTCAGTATGGCAAGGTATTTACAAACATGACTGGTACTAATCTACCTTCATTTACTTTTAATGTAACTTCTAACACAATAAGACAGTATAATAATATTATTCCTGCACAAAACATATTTGTGGAGCTTACAGGTAATGCTGTTCTTAGCCCTGTAAGGGTATCTCTATATATCAATAGTGTATTGATACAGAGTGTGGCTATAGCTCAGAATGGTGCAACATCTGCTACCTTAACTTTGCCAAACGATGTATCTCCAACTAACGAAATAAAGATAGCGGTAGACTCTGGTACAGTTCCTCCTTCTGGTGCTTTTACATTCGGTACTACACCTGTAAACTGTGTTGCTGTAAGTAAGACTACTGGTCAATATCAGATAGCTGCGATAGGTGTATGGGATTATAATGTTTCTGGATTTTACAGATGTGCTAAGAAGGGTGGATACATATGTTATTCATCTGACTATGGTGCTACTTGGTTTAAATCTAATGTTACAGGAAACTTCTGTAAGTTATCTATATCTGATGATGGACAATATGCTCTTGCTGCTTCTCAGAGTGGTTTTCTTTATAGGTCAACTAATTTTGGAGCAACTTGGACTGCAGTTACTTCTCTTGGTCAAAGGGTTTGGAGTGGAGCTGATATTGGAGCTAATATGTACGTATGTTGTAGAAAGACAAATGGTACGACAGAGGGTAAAGTATTTAAGTCTACCAACAATGGGGGGACATGGACAGATATAACTCCTGATACTAATAAAGACTACCATGCAATAGCTGTATGGGATACTAAGTCAGGTTCAGAGCAAATCATAGTTGGTTTGTTTATGGGTGTAGGGTTATCTTATTATCTTTCTATTAGTAGTGGAACAAATTGGACTCCTTATTCAATTTAAAACATATATACAATGGCAGCAATTTTTCAGGATAAGATTATAGACATAAAGTTTAAGTTTGGCACAGCAGTAGTTGCTTGTGCAAATTATACTACCAGTATTGGTCCTAGAATTGTAAAGTCTAGTAATGGAATATCTTGGCAAAATGTTACAACAGGCAGTGGTGGTGAATTCCTAGAGGTTTGTTTAAGTGATTGGGCGACTTTAGATTCTTTTACAATATTCTTGCCATTTAGTGGAAATACTTATGGCTCTGATTTTCTAAAAGATATAACAGGTCTTGCTTCTATTTCGAATGTTACTGCAGGTGGCTCTAGGGCTTGGCAGTGTGTGGATATAGATAACTTTTTTGGTGCTAATCAATATATTTTAGCTGGCACTAGTAGTGGTCTGTATAGGTCTAATGATGGTGGGGCTACGTTCACATCTTTGTAAATTATATTAATTAAATTTGTAAAACTTAAAATAAAATAAAATGGCAAAAGTTCAACCTACTAACATTCCACACGTTGGAATTGGAACTCAACTAGAAGTGACATTACTACCTTTCAAGACAAGTGATGTTACTGCACAGACCTACAACAGACTACTTGACGATGATGGTAAGGATGTTATTCCGGGCTGGAATTATCAATTAACTGAAGAGGAGTATGCTACTTGGGGTGAAGACAATTCAGTAGTGGATGACTACGTAGCCGCTGACAAGGGTCTTGTAATTGTACCTGACGTTCCAGAAGCAGAATAAGTAATTACCTTAGGATAACCCACATTACCTAGCAGAAATGCTAGGTTTTTGTGTTTATTTTATTTGTTAGATTGAAAGTTTGGCACTATTTTTGTTATACAAATACCAAAAACCATGGCAAAAGTAACTAAAACGTATCAGGAGCTAATTCAGCTCGCAAATGCAATCAACATTTTATCTGGCTCAAAAGAGCATGTTGCTGAAAACACTAAGGGTGTAAAGAAGCTACAGAAGATTGGAGCTAAGATTAAGGCTCAACTAGAGACCTACAACGAGAAGCTTGAAGATTTAAGACTAGATAATGCTCATACAGACAGTACAGGTGCTCTTGTACTTGATGAGAAGGGTGGCTATAAGTTCTCTAAGGATGGCCTTAAGAAACTAAATAAAGATATTAAGAATCTTTTAGAAGATACATTTGAGTTCTACCAGTTCACCTTCTCTCATGAAGGTCTTGAACTTTATGGATTCCTTGAGGGATGGGTAGAGGGTCTTGAGTTCCCTAAACAAGAAGTAGAAGCTGATGAAGTAGAAGAAGCGCAAGTAATTTCTATGGAAGCTGAATAAAAGATAGTTTTTCATGTGTTTGTTGATTGGGGGTCTTTTCTAGGACCCCCTATTTTTTGTAAAATAGCTTAAATTTGCACTATGAGAGATATTATATTCATACTTACGATACTAGGCCTTTCTTTCTTTTTATATAGAGAATGTAACAAGGAGCCTATCGTTATTGAAGGAGAGCCATACGACGTATTAAAAGTTGTCAAGGATACAGAGTATATACCATTTAAGGTTGTCCTACCACAGGACACTTTGATTAAGGATACTACTATCTACGTGGATGTACCATACCTAGATTCAGCTATGATTGACTCTGTTCTTAGGGAATATTATTCTAAATCTGTTTACATCGATACGGTAGGTGTAGGTAAGTTTGGCTATTTATATATTCAGGATACAGTAAGTCGTAACTCTATAGTCAATAGGATGCTATCTGCTGACCTGATGTTCCCTTCATATAGGGATACTATATATCTAGGTCAACAGCTCCGTAATGGGCTTTATTTGGGCTCTAGAATGGATTTAACAGAACGTGGCATATTCTTAGGGCCTTCTTTGATGTATCTTAAGAATAATAAGATATTCAGTGGTTCGTTTAGTTTAGGTGGAGGAAAGCCATTTTATAGTGTAGGAATGAATATAAAGCTATGAGGATACTAGAGATATTTAGGGATGAGAAAGGTAACTACTCCTCCAACAGATTTGTAGGCGTATTGTCAGGTTTATCCTTATGTGCATGTTTAATTATATCAGCAGCCTCACATAGGGAAATTACCCCACATGAAGGGCTCATAGATGCTGTTGTATTTATATGTACAGGAAGTCTAGGATTTGGTATGATTAATAAGGTAGCAGAAAAAATATACGGCAATGAGAAAGGACAAAGTAACACTACAGAGGATAGAGCTACTCCATCCGAAGGTTAGGGAAGAAGTTAGGGAGATTTATGATGAAATCTGTATTAGATTAACGGGTAATGCTGGGTGTAGATTTACCCATACCTTAAGAACATTTAAGGAGCAGGATGACCTATACGCCCTTGGAAGGACTAAGCCGGGTAAGGTAGTAACCCACGCACGTGGAGGCCAGTCTTATCATAATTTCGGTTTAGCAATTGATTTCTGCCTTATTATAGACAAGAACAATGATTGGGTATTTGATGAGGTTTCTTGGGACATTAAAAAAGACTATGATAAAGATGGAACATCTGAGTGGAGAGAAGTTGTAGAAGTATTTAAGATGTACGGATGGTTGTGGGGCGGTGACTTTAAGTCTTTTAAGGACTTCCCACACTTTGAAAAATCTTTTGGTTACACAACACCGCAGCTAAGGAAGTTGTATAACGATAAGAAGGTAGACAAAAACAATTATGTATTAATATGAAATTCACCATCCTATTATCAATCGTAACCATCATTGGATTTGAACTTGGCGTAGACTTTTTAGCCTTCGCTGTACCATTAACAGTTTTATTTTCTGTTATCACTGCGGAGCATATGCAAGACAACAAATGGAAGTCTATATTTAAAGTAGACTGACTTATATTTGCAATACATGATTTAAGAAAATGGACAACCACGAATTAGACTTTTTGGGAATACCTTCAACGATACTCTCGTGGTTAGCGTTTTTTAACGTCGTATCTATCAGTCCCATACTGAATGGGCTTGTTAGTGTCATGTCACTTGTATGGTTAAGCATGCAGATGTATGGCTGGGTAGAGAAAAGAATTAAAGCCTCTAAAAATGGCAAAAAATAATAAAGCAGGAGAACATCCTAGCTACGAAGGATGGAGTAAGTCTTCAATAGAAAGAAAGAGAGCGTACGATAAGAAGTACCATCAAACTAGAGAGCGTAAGAGGTATAGAGCACAGCTTAATAAAGCCAACAGAGAAGCTGGTACGTATGGTAATGGTGATGGTATGGATATGAGTCATAAAAAATCAGGCAAGTTAAAGCTTGAGCTCGCAAGAATAAACCGTTCAAGAAACGGAAAGTCAGGCTCTTCTAAAGCTTGATGATAGTTATCTAGCATATATAAGTTTTCTAAGTTGCTTTGCAATTTCATCTTGAATCTTTTCTAGTTTTTTTTTCTTTTCCATCAACTCCTTAATGAGTTGGTCTTTTTTAGTCTCTTCCATAATGTATATATTTGGTCATGATTTATCTAGTTCGTCCAATAGAAAATAAGTCAGATATGCTCCTTTATGTTTGTTCACTAAAGGAGACAGAGACGGTTCTGAATGAAATCCAGAACTTCAATATCGACTATATTTCTTGTGATGACGGAATCATTGCGTATGACAATGACCCATTCTTGCTAATGCAAATTAACATTAACTAGACAAGTTCTGCAAACTTTTTTGTTTACAATCAGAAGATATGTGATATCCTAGCTATCTGACCCTGTTCTGGGTGGTGTATAAAGGCGTCCACACCTTTTGGACTATGCTGGTAGCCATTTCGTGAATGCCACCCATCTGTTCCTGATGGACTTCTCATAGACTCAACAGTAACACCCATATAATCCTTTGATTTCTTGTGGTGTATGTGGTGCGTATAGAAGTATTTATGCTTGCATTGAGACCAATCTGCCCCAGTCTCGTGAGCCATTAGTAGGGCTAAATCTGTTTCCTTAGCTCCATCTCCGTGAGTAGTTCCTATAAGGTTATTATGGTATCTGAAGTACTTTCTGTGTGCTATAGACACATTGAAGGTCACTTGTTTGCTGTTCGAGAACCAAGAACTTATGGTATCTGCTAGAAAGAATCCTGATGTATAATCGTGGTTAGATGGGTCGTATTGTACGTATACATCGGCTACCTGCATAAGCATTTCAATAACAGATACATGTAACCACTTGGCAGTCAAGAAGTTCTCGTGCCACATGCCTTCAGTATCCTGTGGAGTACCGCTTGTAGTTGTACGTCTAGGCGTATCTGTATGTAAGATATCGTTACCTATGATGTACATAATCTTGTCTACATTAAAGCCTTGAGACTTTGTAAGTATATCCTTAACAGCTGTAGATACTCTTGTAATAGCTATGGCAGGATTATAATCTTCACCAGTTTCTGACTTTACGGCAAGTTTACCTATGTGAATATCGGCAGGGTCTATAACTAATAAGTGCGGAGACTTATGTTTCTCTCTCTTTACGGCAGGATACTTAGGAGCGTATGTCTTCATCTCCTCTACAATCATGTCTTTGACATCTGTGTAGGATACTATTGGATTCTTTACGTTGATGGAGAAGTTCTCTCCTTTATACCAGTAGTGCTTTACATCTTCAACAGGTATACCTTTTTCTTTACATTCTTGTTCTAGTGCTGTGTGTCTGTTTCTTATCTGAAGAAGCATGTTAAATTCATCTTCAGTGATTCTAGGTCTGAACTTTTTAGGCATATTGGTTGTGTTGGATGTTTGCTAAATTACAACTTTTTTATTATTTGTAAAACTTCTCCACACTCTTTCTGATTTTTAGGGAAATGTATCTCAGGTGTCTTACCTGACTGATAAAGTACATATTTGATTAGCTTCCACTTTAGCTTATTGTCTGCTCTCTGAAATCCTTTTGTATCTACTATAATATTCTTACCATGCTTTGTAAAATCAAAGTCCACAGTCAGGGTCATTGCCCTAACCGTGGCTTTGTTGTACTTGAATGATGGGTGCAAGGTATATGTCACTTGAAAGTCAAACTTTATCTTCTCCTTCTTAAGGAGTTCATAAAAGTATAACTCAAGCTTTGAATCAAACTTTTCTCCGTACTTATACTGTTTAGTTATCCTCTTCAAAGTCGAAGCTTATTTTACCCGGTTCAGCAGGTGTGTTTTCGTCTGCGTATCTGTACATTGCATTTACTATAGACATATTGTGAAATTCTAATGCTTTCATGATAGAACCAAAAGCCCTAACAGCCTCTTCTGCTGTGTGTTCGTTGTCTAACTCTATAGTAATAACTGTTCCGTAATTTTCTCCTTGATACTTTGCCATATTATTTATTTTAATGTTGTCATATGAACTGGTGTGAATTCTCCTACGTGAGCACAAAGTATATTATACTCTGCGTAATCGATAGCTTCATCTAGTGTCATTTCGCTATTAGCCATCAATAACTCATGAATCTTAGAGATGTCGTATACTACGTGACCGTTTGTAGTCATGCCTATTATAGCTTCATCTAGTCCATCCCACATGATGGCATCTGGATTATACATAGCTATGTCTTCTCTTGTAATCATATCATATTGATTTCAGATTTACAATAGGATATTGCGCTTCTTAAAAGGTCATGCTTGTAGTGAGCTTCTTTAATAAGGTACTCACAAAGGTTGTTATAGAACGAACAATCTCCAATCTCATAGGCTATAATAACCTTCTTCTCTGTAGCAGACATATCATCGTTATTTAGGTTCATCATCTTCTGAAAAGATAGCTTCTCTGTAAGAAACTGGAACTGTGCTTTGCATGTTGCCCCTATAGCCATGACTCCTGTAAGCTCTGTCATGTGAGCAACAATCTCGCTTGGATTAGCACAGTCTACCTGTTTTGCAACAACAGACCTAAAGCTTTCATAACTTGTTACGGCTCTTTCAAATGCAGACTGTAGTGCTGCGTCCTTAAATACTTCTTTCATGTGTTGTTTTTAATTAAAGAATAATTGATTGATTTTTATAAGTACCATTTCTGAATTATTGCCATCACCTCCACAAATAACATTACCAAGACGGTAGTTACGCCTAGCTATTTTCTTTAGTCTATCTGTTTCTATGAGTATTACAATTGTACCCCCTCTTAGAACAAAAGCCCAATAGTCTGCCTCTGTAGTAGATATGCCACTCAGCCTACCATTACATCTGAATTCAACAGCTATATTTCCCGTAGTGTGGGCCATCCTATCTGTCTTTACCTCAACCTTTTTAGCACCATTTAGTATAGATAACAGCATAGATTCTCCTGCCTCTCCATACTCAAGGTCTAGGTCAAAGTTCTTTTGAAAGCTTCCTACCTGTTTCATAACGAACTGCTACTTCTTTTTTTAAGTTTGGTGAGAATATTCTCCTCCTGTTCTTTATAGCACCTTTTATTGCGTTGTGACCTACGCCAAGAACCTGACATGCTTTCTTTATAGATTCATAGTTCTTAGCTTTCTTCTTTCTCTCATCTAGACTCTCTATTGTAGTATCATATACAATGACAGGCACTCTGTCCTCTAAAATAAAATCGTATCCCTTCATACCTTATATCCGTGAATTAAAAGTTCTCTTTCTCTATTAAATGGCTGTGTGCCATCTTCATTTACAAATTCTACCTTGTCTACCATTCTAAGTATTACAGGCTCTGCTCTATGTGTAGGCCTACCACCAGTGTCATCATTCCTAATCTTATCAACAGATACTTGAGTATACATGAACTCATTGTTATCTTTAATCTTCCTGTGTATGGTTATGAAGTTGTCACACCTGTTGTACAGTGCACTACCACCTTCAGCATCTGTTGCATGTGGCATTACTTGGTTACCTTGACCATCCTTCTCTCTCTGTGCAGCTGTAGTAGTGTGAACAGAAAGAAATAGCGAAGTGTTGTACTTCTTAGTAAATGTAAGCATGGCACTGTATGCCTCATAGTCGTAGGTATATTTACTAGCATTACCAACTAACTCCATCTTAAGTGAATTATATGGGTCTATAAATATTCCTTTCAGCGACTTATACTCCATCAACTTTACGGCATGGTTTAGAATATCCTTGTAGCTGTACAGCTCATTGCTTGATAGCAGGAAGAAGTGGTCGTCTACAAACTTGAGTGAGAGCTTCTGCTCGTACTCTGTAAACTTCTGTATCCTCTTGCCTACAAGAAACTGCATAAGCTTAATCTTAACAGATGCTGAACTGTTCTCTCCACAGTATACCATGAAGTTCCAGTTATACCTTAGTGCTGCCAAGAACAAGAACCACAATGTAAGTGTAGACTTACCAATGTGTGAGTGTCCAAGTATTGCATAGAACTCACCCTCTTTTAAGAGCACGTGTTCATCTAGTGCATAGTGACCTAATGGAAGACCTTGAGGTATTAATCCAAGTCTGAAATTGTGTATATACTCTTCATCAGCCTTGTTATTTGTGAGGAAGTTTAGCTCCTCTTCCATAAGTCCTAGGTCATCAATAGCAGCCTTATATTCTAATTCAATATTAGATATTGGCATAGTCATCCCATGCTTCAATCCATCTTTAATTGTAGAGTATGCTAGGTTTATGTTGTCTACGTTTCTCCTGCTAATCTCGTGTCTCAGAGAATACTCTGCTACATCGTACTCAACAGTTTCAGTAGCTACAAATCCACCTAGAAGGTTAGCTGCTCTTAATAGAGTGTTATGCTTCTCTCCATCAGGAGCATTGCGTATCATCCTACAAGCAATGTCTACCTTTCTATAGTCAGTGCTTCCATCACCCTTGCCATACACAACAGCTGCTTTCTGCTCTGTTTCTATGTCATAGAACGTATCACACTTATCGTTTATATATATATCTGGGTCGTAAGATACATATAGAACCCTTGAAGGGTTTTGTGCTGTCTTATCTAAATCATGAATGTGATTAGAAAGAGCTCGATAGTGCTGTGAGTGTTTGTTTGGGTCTGCAATCTTTACTAATCCGTGTAGACCTTGACCAGAAGATGACCTCCATAAAGCATAGATGAATGGGAGGCTTTTTAGTTCCTCCCTTCTAGCATCTATGTTATCTAGCTTATCTATGTCTATGGGTACGAAGCCACTGTGTTTCTTTAGAGACCTATCGTCTCTGAATGATATATACTTTATACCATCCTTATCTTTCTCAACTCCATTTGTAAATTCTCCACAGAATAATACGCATGGTAGCTTTGATTTCAACTTTCTCCTTCTGTCGTCATCTATACCTGAACGTATCTCTTCTATCCTGTCCTTATACTTACCGGACTTGATAGCCTCCAATACAGTTTCTAGATTTACGACGTAGGGGTTTGTGATGGACTGGATGTCCTGAAACATAGTAACCATAAGCAATATAAGTTTTCAATTTAGAATGGGAGGTCTTCAACCTTAGCTGTAGTGTTGTTAGAAACAGCAGGTTGTTCATTAGACTCTGGCTTTACATATGTATCGATGTACACGTTAAAGTCAGGAGACTTGCCACTACTCTTGTACTTATTAGGCCATGCAGTGTAGCGTACTCCATTAACTGAAAAACTTAATACTTCAGATGATGTACCATCTTTCATTCTGACATTTTTCTTCCAAATGCCAAACTCTGATTTTCTTTTTGCTTCGCTCATATTTATTGGTTTTAATTGATTACAAAATAAAGCCCAGCCTAGACAAGCCGGGCGTATTGCTTATGAAACTTATGGTTTGACTAGGGGCTCCCAGAGCCTCTTCTTAGTAGGGTCTGGCACTACGTTAATTTCTACGTCCATGCCATATTCGTTAATTACATCTATGATTGCACCTAGAGAAACTGTTCTAGGCCCACCTGTAGGTGTGGTGTACTTACCATCGTAGTTGGCAAAGAACCAATAGTGCTTCTTCTTATTGGTTGCCTCTATCGAGTCCAAGACTTCTGCGAGTCTAGGGTGCTTCTGTTTCAGTTTTGATTTGGTTATTCCCCTGCTCATGTTATATTATTGATATCAGCTTGATGTATTTCAGCTTACCGTTTACAATCTTACATTGAAATGTATACATACTCTCGTATGGTTTACCATAAAATATTACAATACCTGTAAATTTTGATGGCTTACGTCCGTCTTCTACAACCTGTAGTATTTTGCTGAATAGTCCACCATCTGAGTCTACTAATTCGTAGTGGTAGTCATCAAAAAATAACTCTCCATCTTCGTCAATGATAAATGTAAGATACTCCCTATCCATGTCCTTGGTCTGAAACTCAAGTCCAATAAGGTCTAGGATATCATCCTCAGTCATACCACCTATGTTAAAGTGCTTATGATGGATATATATATAATCGTATCTTGACATCTATGCAAATCTACAAAAGATTTGTTTATCAGCAAAATTACTTTTCCACAGACCAAGGTAGGTCTATTGTAATTACATTATTGTAATCGTATCCTCCTGTGAAGTCACCGCTTTCAAGACACTTATGGAATCTGTTGTTTAGTTCTGATACATCCTTCTTTCCTAAGTCTACATATCTTGTATCAGCATATGCTAGATAGGAAAGATATGGAGAAGATGTCTCTACAATTAGATATAGAACTTTCTTTCCTGATACTTGATTGTAGATGCCTGCCTGCATGTGATACTTACGTTTAATAAAGTCACTCATAACAGCTTTAGGATGTCCATCAGCTATTGTCTTGACTTCAAGTATGTAGTCATCTGACTCACCATCAAAGAATCCTCTATATGGTAGGCCGTCTACTTCTGCACGCCACTCTTTCTCAAAGTCTGTGCAGGACATAACTGTGTCGTATATCAAGTCGTTACATAGAACTCCATCTACCAGCTTTCTAGCATGTTCGTAATCTTCGTTATTTACGATAGTCTTACCTGCATGTAGGTTAGCGAATTGAATCCACTCTTCCTTGCCTGCATTAGTTCTCTTGTTAATATCAGGAGCAACAGCAAACTGTTCATTGAATAACTTAGGCGTTAGAATCATGCAGTGTACCATAGACCCTAGCTTCATAGCATCAGTAGGTGGTGTCCTATCTTTTGATATGTAGTCAAGGTAGTGTCTAGGAGACTTAGCAAATTCTTTGATAGAGCTAAAACTCAGAGGTCTTTCTTCTAGTGTTTGTCTAGTTATTATCATGTTTTTCGGTTTTATCTTCTATAATATTTCCATCGTCATCAACAAGTGGAGCATTCTTTGCTTCGTAGAATATCCATGCGTATGCTATACAGATAATTATTGTTATAATCATGGGTTGTATTTTATTGCGTGACCTGATTGTACCATTATATTATTTACACTATCCTCTACTCCATTTTTAAGTATAGTAACTAGAGGCCTACCATACTTATCTAGTTCGTGACTGATAATGTTGTATCTATCTCCAACAGTTACTAGCTCTGATAGGTGTGAAACAGCTTGCTTTGCCCTGTTTCTTTCGTCCTCATCTTTGCTGTTAAGTTCTGGAGTATTTATACCATACAGCCTACAGTTGGCTTTTATCCAAACTCTAAAGCCTAGGTCTATATTCATCTTAATAGTGTCTCCATCTACTATCTTTTCTACGATAGCTTTATATGTCATCATCATATGTCAAAATTTACCTGTTCCTGATTTTTCCATTAATGTAATTCTATAATCTTCTAACCATGTTAAGAAGTCAATTATCTTTTTCATAACTGTATATTATATTCGTTCAAGTATTCATATAACAATTTTCTAATCTCACAAGCAGCTTCATTGTCAGTGTGTTTGCACATCGACCTTAGTTTCTGGTCAAACTCGTGGAGGCAAGAATGCATATTAGATGCGTTATTACACAAGTTATAACTCATCAAATCATCTGGGTCGTTTAGGTCAAATTCAATTATTGCTTTCATGTGTTATTTTATGTGGTATTTTATTTGTTGTAAGCATATCAGAGAATATTGTAGCTAATCTTAGAACATCTTCACCGTTTTCTAATTCAACTTTAACTGTTTTTTCTTTCCAGATAAATGCAATGTTAAAAGGTGTATCCACAAGTGTTAGTGTTCCAATTGGATTTGATTCATTCATACCAACTGTTGCGTCTTCGTTGTTAAATTCTAAATTGTCCATAGTTTATTTGTTTTAAAATCCGAATTATATTACTTTTTATGACACTTTATGGTAAGTTTTAGTACACAATTCGGTGATAATCAGAATTATATGACTGATTTTTGCATGAATTTTCAATGAGATTTCATGCATTTTTATTACCATTTACTATTTCTGTCAGCTGTTTGAGTATAGACTCTTGAGCCTCACCCCAATAGTGGTCACACTTCCCATCTTTATGCGGAGGATTCATAAAGTATGATTGATAATCACTTGCTTCTGATGTGTATCTGTAACAGTTTTCTTTAGCAGGGCATCCAGTACCCCAGCATTTCGTTATGTCTGGCATAGTTTATAATTTTTCTATTTCGTTTTTAACTTCCTTCCAGTAATTCTCTTGACTTGCCCAAGTTGCATTATAATTGTCGTAGCTAATTGAACACTCAATCAATTCATCTACTGCTATTATCGCACACTTTTGTGCAGTTTCTACATCAGCTATGTACATGATTGAGTTTCTAGATGGTAAAACTTCTAGATACTTGTCTACTAATTGTTCTGCTTTTTCTTTTGGTTTCATTTGAATAATATTTTAATGTAGTGTCTTATAGACCACCATATAAGTAGCTTAAGTACGTCTCTTTGGTCTTTATATGATACGTTAAAGAATCTTGCGTGTATCCTTACAACCTCCTTACTTTCATTATCATCAATAGATGATTCAAGTCCGCAATAGTCTATGTCGTTTGAAACTCTAAATCCTTCCATGTATTGTGCCATATTATTTATTTTTAATTACCAAAAATACCTTCCCAATATTCAGCTTCCTGCTTAGGATTATTCACATATTTATTGATGCTCTTCATAGCTTCTTCTACACTAGAAAATGCTATCTTCTTACATCCAACAGATACTATGCATCCAACACTAATAAACTCTATACTAATGTTATACCTCATAAGTAGTTCCTGTTTTGTTGGTTCCCTAAACATAAGATTTGGAACAATTTGAGTACTGTAAGAGGAACTTGTTATACCTGAGCCAGATAGATTAGAAGATGTGATTGGTTCTGTTGATGCTAAACCTACACTTGATGATGAATTGATTTGTAGCCTTTCCATGTTGTTTATTTTATTACTTTGTGAGGAATATTATTTGCTGTAAGCATATTAGAGAATATTGTAGCTAGCTTTAAGACATCTTCGCCATGCTCTAATTCAACTTTAATTGCTTCCTCCTTCCAATTAAATTGGATGTTAAAAGGTGTGTCTAAGGGTAGTACTGTTTTGATTTTTTCCTGTTCCATACTATTTGTTTTTAAAAGTTTTAGCACCCGTCTGTGGACTCGAACCACCATCTTCGGTTTTGGACACCGACGTTCTACCAGTTTAACTATACGGGCTGTACGCATACGTACATTTGTTAAGCAGGGTCTTTCCCTCTTGTCAACAGAGCTTAAAACTTACCTACGCACTGTGAGGTACTCTGTATGGTTGTTCGCATTGCCTAAGCAGTGACATGTATGCCTTCGGTTGCCGTGCGTATCAGCGGTTGGGAAAGGATTCGAACCTTTATGAGATATTTTGCGAGTACAACACATATCCCTTTGTTGAGTACGCTTAGCGTCTTCCACGAGGATGGACACCACCCTCCTTCCGCCACCCAACCATGTTTGCTACACTCTGGCAGTAGCCTCCCACTTGGTATCCTTATCTGCAATCTCTGAAGGAGTGCTGTTATCGTGGAACAGATACGCAGGATACCTATGTCTAACCCAACCTTAGTGCTGAGGTTCAAGGGATTAATGACCCCGATAACGCAATTAGTTTATCAGTGACAATAGCTTAGTTTCTACAGGTTTAGATACCTTATACTTCTTCCTCACATCAGTCATAGTATAGCCACTCTTGAGTGACTCTACCACCTTATTCCATTTCTCACTATCTGTCTCGTTTAGCCATGGCTTATCATCAGACGCATTTGTAGACGCTACAGCAGGCTTTACCTGTTCTCCTGCTGCATCCGTATCCTTATCTGTTACAATGCCTAGAATCGAAGATAATGCGTATCTACGGAGGTAGGTGATTGCGCTACCTAAGACTTGGAATTCATTCATTCCTTTCAGGACTACACCTTCTTGAATTTGTATCTCAGAACTAATGCTCTCACCGGACTCTACATGGAATACTATGGTCTGTATTGAAGAGCCAATGATAGGTTGAGTGAAACCTAAACCATGCTTCTTGAGTAAAGGGTTGATGATAGTAAAGATTGACGGGAGGTCTGCATAGCTATAGCCATACCCTTGCGTATCCTTGTGAATGATAGGACACTCTTGTTGGAACTCTGACAATGCTTTGAATAAATGCTTCATATTATAGATGGTTTAGTTACTTAATTGATAAACTTAGACCTTTACTGCTGGAAAACACTACATCCTGCAATTTTCAGTAGAACTATGGGTATTCTTCTACTTCAGTGCTATTTAGAGTATCCGTTTACTGCGACGGTAGGCGTTTGACTATGTGAACTATTGCTAGCTTCCAGCACCATGTTGTCAGGTCAGGGACATTGCATGGATTTTCGTCTTACCTATATTGCTACGTAGAAAAACACTTCCAAGGGCTGGCCCATAAAGGCCAAGCCCCTAGTCCAAATCATACATAGCTTTCTCTAAAGAACTCGTAATCTTTCATTAGCTGCATCTAGATACCAACAGCAGGGGTGAAACCGTTCTAAGACCCTGTCAAAATAAAAAACCCACACAGGTCGCAACTATGTGGGTCTAATAAAAGAGGGTTCTCTTAAATCAAACCCGAATTCATATTGCGACTATCAATTCGGATTGACAGGACAAAATTATGAACATAGTTTGACACTACAAAATTTATTTTATCCAATCTTCTGGAATGTCTACATCCCAACCACCACCATTCATAGGATTGTCGTATACTCTTATGTCATCAGAGTAGTAGTGCAGTACCCTGCCACCTTTAACCCTTACAACCCAAACACTATTTGTATTTAGTCCGTAGTCTATAATCATCAGAGCCTCCCCAACACCATGTGGTGTATGAACAGGAATGGTAGACTTTAGTTCGTGTATTGTACTCATTTTCTTTTTTCTTTTTCAATAATGTCTGATACGATTCTCTTAACCTCTTCCTCTAGCTCTTCAAGAGTGCCAGAGTTATCGATGATGTAGTCGAAGCAACCATTAGTGATGCCTGCTTCAGAAGAGTGATTGTTAGGAGGCTTTACTCCTGCCCTATAGACTTGTATAGTGTAGCCACCATAGGAGCATATCGTATCGTACTCATTCTGGAACCTCATATCTGTTATCACCCAATCGTCACCTCTCATGTAGTCAGCCATCAGAGCATTTATCCAAGCATTAGGGTGGAGTCCGTCACGAATAGCTTCCGTACCTAGTCTCTGCAACAGCTCACGTACTGACATGTCCCAACCAGATAAGCTGCTCTCCTTGATTATTTGACTCTCAAAGTGATGTGTAGGTATACCTGTAAGTATCGTAGCTATCTCCTTTAACTTACCTGCGAACTTCTTAACCCTAAATGTTGGCGCATGCTTTACGATTAGTTTGCCTACCTCATCTTTACCTGCACCAGCATAACCATTGATTCCGATAATCATATCTCTATAGTTTTATCTATGTGTATTAATCTTAGCTGT